CGCGGCCCAGCTCACGGACTGAGAACGGGATGTCCATATAAGGCTATTGGGCTGGTTCCTGCTGCGGCGGGCCACCCTGCGGCGGCTGTCCGTCTTGTGGCGGAGGCCCTTGCGGGGGCTGCGGAGGAGGTGGTGGCGGCGGAGGAACCATAAATTCCGCCACATCCATCTGATTGATCCGCCCCCAGGTCGTCATCATGGCGTTGAACAACTGCGGCTGACCGGCCTGCATCAGGCCCTGCGCCACGGGGGCGAAAATCTGCATGAACTGGTTGAGGTTCTCGGTCTTGGTGGCAATGTTGGGCTTCCTGGCCGAGCCGGCCTCCACGCGGTACGAATACTCGCGGACGATGGACTCTGGGTCCTCGGCCTGGATGTGCATCTGCCACGCCTGGGCGGCCATCGGCCCAAGGAGTGGGGCAACGTCCTGCGGGTAGATCGCCCACCGCGCCAGGAGCGCTTCCTTACGCGCCACTTCGGACAGGGCGTCCTCCAGCGTGTTTGCGTAATCGTCCGGCCTGACAGAAATCTGCTCGCTCTTCACGGCGGCCTCTGCCGCACTTCTGAAGGACGCCCGGGTCATGCCGTAGATGAGTTCGGTCAGGCCGACGCGGCGGTCGAAAAGCATCGCCACTTCGTTGATGATGTTCCACATGTCCTGAGTGACCCCAGGCATTTGGAACACGGAGATCACATCGTTCACCGACCGGCCGACGGCCTCGGAGATTTCTACGATGTTGAACCCACCTTCGTTGCGCTCCAGGATCTTGGCTTTGAGATCCGGGTCCGCGGCCTTGGCAACACCAATGAGCGTCTGCGAACTGGTGGCAATGCGGGTGGCCAGGAAAGAAATCGCCCAATTCAAAAACCGAAGCTCCCCGATCCCAGGTTTGATCAGGCTGATCGGCCATGAGTAACCCGGCTGACCGTGCCACGCCAGAAGCGTGAACGGCCAGCCCTGCGGTTCGGCCCAGAACGGGATCGGCCACTGCGCGGCCATGAACAGCGCCTGCGGAATCTCGCCTTCCTCCACCTGCTCTTGGAGGATGGCCGGCGGAATGTTCAGCGGGAAGTCCACGCCTTCCGCAACGACGATGTAGCAGTTCGCCCCTAGCGAATCGAAACGCCCGCGGAGTTCCTTGTCGCCATCCTTTAGGCGGTCACCAAAGCCGGTCTTGGAGTAAATCTCCCAGTAGCAGATGAGGTCGTTGGTCTTGCCGCTCTTCTTCTCGCTCTTGTAGCCCTGGCGGTTCTCTTCCGCCCGGGACGAGTACGACTCCACATGGCCCTTCAGGTCGTCGCGGGTCAGGCCAAACTTGGCGGCCACCTCATCCAGCGGCTGAACACGCTTGCGCGCGGCCCAGCGGATGTCTTCAAACTCGTCCGCGTCCGGGTCCCAGACGAGGTTGTCGATGGAGTCAAAGAACGACCCGGCCAGCTTCACCTGCGCCCCGGGGGGCTGGTACAGCTCATGCCACCACACCCCAGCGCCCTTAATGAACGCCTCGTCCACCACCTTGCGGGAGTGCTGTTTGAGGTTCAGTTCGTTGGGCGTGTAATTCAGGTAGTCCTCCAGCAGTTTGCTCACAAGCTGGCGGCGCTGCCACGCCATGCCCTGCTGCTGCATCATCTGCTGGTACATCATCATCCCGGGGTCCGGCATCATCACCGGCTGGCCGTCGGGCCCCATGACCGGCTGACCATCCGGTCCCATCTGCGGGACTGGGGGCTGGGGCTGAATCCCCAAGAGCGCAGGCCCGATGATCGGGTACTCGCGCGGGGTCACCGTCCGCGTTGGGTTTCTGTGATGGATGACCGAGCCGAAGAGGCGAACGGCCTCCCAGACACGGTTGACCACCATCCGAAACGGCGGCGGATCGATGCCCTTGTTGTAGCCCCGTTCGCCACGGGCAAACTCGTTGCCCCACATGGCATCCGGGTCAGACGAATAGAACCCCAGCGCCTCCTTGGCGTCCTGGGTGAAGGGCCGCTTATGTTTTTCGGCTTGTCGGACGCACTCCAACCACCGTTTTGCAATTGGGCGCAGAGGGTTTTCGTCGGACATGGCGTCTCCTACTGACTAATGCCCGTTTCAGCCCTTCTTGGGACTGAGGGTGGCCAGCTTCTTTTCCAGCAGGGAAACACGCTCGGAAAGGATGGCCATCCGCGGGTCAGTGGCGCGATGCTCCCAGAAGCCGTATTCCTTCCACGCCGGAAACTCCTCCACGCCCGGGTCGGTAACGTGGTGGACCGAATGCTTCACGGTCACCCCCAGCTCGCCCGACATGGCGAACAGGGTCAGGGTGCGGCTGCCGATGCGGCACACAATCGCCGGCACGGGGTCGGCTCCGGCGTGCGGCCGGAACAGAACAATCTCGCCAACATCGACAGAGGGCATGTCGTAGATCACTTTCGCAAACTCCCATTCGGGGCTAACAACACACAGGGGTCTTCGGACGCCTGACTTCGTCTCTTGCGCTCCTCCAGCCACTTCACCCACCAGGGGTTCGGCCCGTAGTTCTTGGGCGGGGCGTGGTATCGGGGCTCATGGGCGCACATGTACTCAGAACACTGCACGGCGTGTACATCACCGCGCGTCTGCGGCGCGTCGGTCACGTACACCACGCCATTCACAGTGCTGGTCTTCTTGCGGTATCGCTTCAGCTCGCGGACCAGATTGGGGCACGCGCCTTCCAATATTTTGAACCGCGTTGTGCCGTCGCCTTTGATGTGCATGTACTGCCGCACCATGTTCGTCCGCGCGGGGATGTCGTCCGACCCCGGGATGTATCCGAATCCCGTGAGCTGGAACTTGTACCGCCGCTTCTTCAGCTCCTCGGAGTACAGCTCATGCGGAAGCCGGCCGGAACCAAGGTCGCGCAGGGCGCCGCCGTGCATGTCCATGATCGCCGCGTAGATCGTCTGCCCGTCGGCCTTCTGAAAGAACTCCTCGCCCCATACCAGGGCGTTGCAGTTGCGGATGTACAGCTCGTCATAGAACAGCAGGAACTTTTCATCCGGTGGCACTGCCGCAAACAATGTCGCCATGACCGCGTGGCCAGGGTCAATCGCCACGTACCTCGTCCAGTCTGGTGGAACCTGCCCGCCGGGCAATTCGTTCCGTTGCAGCATGTGGACCGACGCATTGAACGTCGGGTACATCAGCGTCGATTCCGTGGTGAACTCGCCCTCCGCACGCATGCGGAGTTCGTCCTGGCCAAGCGCGGACCAGCGTTCGATGTTCTTGCGGCGTTCGTCGGTGTCGATGTGCGCGTTGTCTAGGAAGCGCAGGACGAACTTTTTGATGATGGGGTTTTCCTTCCCCTCCTCCTCGGCCCGATCCGCGCGCTCGCACAGTCCCAAGAGCGCGTCGTTCTTGCTCCACGGCATGGCCGACCAGACGAAGCGACCCTTGCGGTCGGAGAGGCGGGCCTGCATCTCGCCCACCCACCGCTCATTGGAGATGTCCTCATCAATGTGAACGAGGTCGGCCTGGAAGCCCTGCGGAGGCTCTCCCTCAGAGGAGAAGCAGTAGATGGTCCAGCCGTTGGTCAGTTCGCACTTGTTGAGGTAGCCGGCGTTCTTCTGCACCCAGGACATCTCTTTGATCATCCGGGGCGGAATCAGCGGAGGGGCTGGCTTGGATTCTTTGCGGCGATCTTCGTCCGTGTTGGGGTTGAACGCGCGCCACATGCCGGTCTTCAGGTCACGGATGATGCGGAACGCCCCAGCCTTAAACAGCATCGGGTAGACCACCATGCCGATGTGGGTCCACCCCTTGCCGATGATGACCAAGTTCCCGTTTTCCTGCGGATACTTCCCGTGCGGGTCTTGGCCGGTGGCGGCGCGAGCGTCTTCGATGAACGTACACGCGCTCTTGCCGGATCTGTTGCCGCCGATCACCAACCGCTCGCTCGCCATGCAGGAGTGAAACTCTTCCTGTTTCGGCATCGGCACCCAGAGACGCAGGGCCTCCAGCCGACGCTCGGTGAGCGCCGACTGAACTTCCCGCATCTGCTCCAACGCATGCTGAGTAAGCCCACCGATGGGCTCGTCAGGCTTCGGAGGTGGCTGAATTGGCCTTGGGTGCTTCTTCATACTCGCCGCAATACTCATGCGTGGTCGTCAGGGGGAACACGCAGATTTCCGTCGGCAGGAACGTCGGCGGGTATCGCCGGCACTTCCCCAAGTCCGGCACCGCTTCCAGCTTGGTCCACCAACGGCAGTCTTGGCACTTCATCGACAACCTCAACTTTCTTCATACTCATGGCCGCTTCGATCACCTGTCGTCGCAGCTCGGCTTCCAGTTCCTCTTCGCTCATCAGCTCCAGCGGCTTCTTGGCGCCACCCATCGCCGTGTTGCCGACCACCAGACGCAACACGCTGTCCAGCATCTTGGTGCGGAACGCGCCGCCGACCGGCGAGTCGAAGTACTGCTTCATAAAGGCGTTACTAAAACCGCGCACCCCGCCGAAGTACTCCATCAGCACTTCCAGCAGTTCGGACGAGTGGGGGATGTTCGCCCCGCCAAGCCGGGCGGCGTTGACGAAGAGTTTCACCGCCCCGTGTTCGATCTCGTCCAGTTTCTTGTTGCGCTTCTTGTCCCTTTCCCCACGCAGTTTCTTGTTGCGGCACTTGCGGCACCGCGCGTGAAACCCGTCCTTGGATTTGTGGAAGTACTCAGCGGTGGCAGGCAGTGACTGCTTGCAGCCGATGCAGACCCTTAGATCGGACACTGCCAGACGTTCCCGTCCGTGGTTACTTGCAGGCCGCACTCTTCCACAGCTTCCCGTACGCCCGGGAATACGTGGTAGTCATGCCCGGCCAGAATGTGCTTCGCCTTGGGCTTCCAGGCTTTGATGTCCGCAATCACGGAGTCGCGGTCATGCTCGGCGTCGATGTAGACGATGTCGAACTCGCCGTCTTTGAATAGCCCTGCCGCATCGGGCGACTTGCCGACCGTGGCAGTGATGGGCAGTCCTTCGACGTTGCGCAGGAACACCTCAAACGGAGTACCCCGAGAGCCGTCGTACGCCTTGCAGCCCTGGTCGTTCTCTGAGCCTGCCCACGTATCAACGCACTGCACGCGGGCGCCAGCCTGGGCCATGATGATGGCCGACCGGCCCGCCCAAGATCCGACCTCGCACACCAATGGCGAGCGGCCGTTCTTGGTTCGGAAATCCCGAACCAGCCGAGCCAGCGCCTCTTCGTCTGCCTTGGGGAGATCCATCCCCATGGAATCAAACGGCCGCACGGTGGGCTGGAGCTTGGCGACCGGGGAGGAGAACTGGACCAGCCGGACGGCCGGATCGTAGTTGGCCTCCCAGCAGTCCTTCAGCTTCTGCGAGATGTTCTTGGCCGCCACGTACTGCGGCTTGCCAACGCACTTCGGCTTCCAGTGCCCGGCCCAGGCATCCCAGTTGGCGTAGACGGGGTTGTAGCCCAGTTTCTGCGCGCCGGCGAGCGACAAGTCACGGGTCTGCGTAACGTCCTCCGTGGACGCTTTCTCTGCGCAGTACTTGTCCTTCCATTCGTAATAGAACCACGGCTTGTCGCTTTCGGTCTTCGGCTCCGTGAGATCGAAGGCCCGCATGTCGTACATGATCAGGCCCGTCGGGAGTGCCGCGCACTCCTGAATGCCCGACATCTTCACGGCCGTGTGCCGGTCGTACATCTCCAATTGAAAGTCTGGGTTGGGATGCTCCGACTGGGTGTTCTGCCACCGGAAAACGTACACGCATTCCACAGGAGGAGGACCACAGTACGGCGCGCCGATGACGCACGGCCCCTTGGCGTAGTGTTCAACCAAGAAGTCGAAGGACGACTGAAAGAACGGCTTGGCCCCAGGCTCGGAGGCATGGAGATCCGGCTTCATGTCGGAATCGATCATCACCAACACATCCAGGCCGAACTCACGCGCCATGAGGACGGCGCGGTTGCGGGTCATGGTGATCGGCGTGTCAGCGAGATTCCAAATGCGCAACTGATCGATGCGCGGGTCGCGGGCGATGGACGCCACCAGCGGGGTCATCCACTCCCGGATGTCGGGGACTTCCGACGAGATGCCGCCGTTACCGCCGTAAGAGAAAGTACAGAAACCGACGTTGAACTTCTGCTGCATGATTCACCTCGGGGGTTGGTGAATAATTGTACACTATCTACACTAGAATTGCCACTGCGGCGTGGGCTGCATCTGGCCCATGAACGGGTTCTGCCAGCCGCCCTGCATCATCTGCTGGGCCTGCTGCATCAGGAACTGCGGGTTGTAGTTCATCTGGCCGTACGACTGGCCGGGATTGCCCTGGCCCATGTAGGTCCCGACAGGCTTCTGGGCCGACTGGTTATTGGCCGCCTGGATGAACCCGCCGATGTTGCCCCACATGTCCTGCTGGTTGTTGCCGAACATGCCGGTGATCTGCTGGGACCACGGGCTGGGGCGTGAGTCGGGCGTGTTGCCGTAGTTGGGACCCCACGGCATTTGCGACTGCTGCTGGCCCCACTGCATGAGCTGCTGCTTGGGCATCGACCAAGCGTTCATGGCCTGCTGGTACGCCTGCTGCATGGGGTCCTGCATCTGACCCCATCCGCCGAACTGGCCGTATGGCTGGCCGTACGTGGGCTGCTGGTACTGCTGGAGGCGGTCGGTGAGGCCGGGCTGCGATGGTTGAGGTTGTGGGGATCGGGCAACGCCAGCTCCGCGCTCGCGGAGAAACGCTTCGTACCGCCGATTTTCGTACGCCTCTTTCTCTGGCGATCCAGGCTCGCGATACTGCGTGTCCCACATCCTGCCGTTTTTCCAGTCGCTATACTCTTGCGAGTCTCGGCCAGGAACACTCGGCTGCGAATCGGGCCATCCACCCACAGACGGCTGGCCCGGTCTGTACGGCGCGCCAGGGCTCGGTGGCTGGTTCGGCTGGGCGGTGCCCGGCTGCGATTTCAGCCATTCGTCGTAGAGATCTGCTTCGGTTATGGTGCTAAACTGCGTCCCGTCCGAAGCGTACCCAATGGCCTGAAAGGCGCGGCCGCCCGCGGCGCGCCAGTCTTTGTATTGCTGCGATTGGCGCCATTCCTCCTTGCGGCCAGATGCCGGCGGCGAGTTAATGCGCCCGCCGTAGCCCGGCGCGCTCGGCTGGGGCGTGCCGGGGTTGTATGGCGTGCCGCCGAACTGCCCAGAGGTATCGCCAGGGTTATACGGCGTGCCGCCGAACTGATTCTGGCCTGCGCCTGACCCTACGTAGGAACGGTCCTTCAGCCACTTTCCAAGCTCGGACGCCTCTTGGGGCGTGAGCGATCCGCGGCGGTGATACAGGTCAGCAAAGTATTGCGCGCTTTGCTTCTGCGCGTCGGTCATCGACTGGACGGGCGGCGCAGTCCCCGGCCTGGGAGTTGACCCCGGAGGCGGCCGGCGGTTCTGCTCACGCTGCTTTTGCTCCTGCATGGCGCGCTCGCGTGGCGAGAGCGTGGCAGGGTTCGGCGGGTACGGCTGCGTCCGTATTGGCTGACCCGGGTTGTACGGACGGTATGTCTCGGGCGGAGGATATGCGCCCGGGGAGTTTGGGTCACCGCCCGGCACGCGCCTCCACCCCTCGGGAGCGCCCGGCGCGTAGTCGCTGACTGCGTCCGGCATCACGTTCTTGGGGCGGTAGGTGCCCTGCGCGTACAGCGAACGCCGGTACTGCTCGTTGGCCGGATTCGGGTTGGCAATCGCGTACTCGGCGCGCGCGCGTTTGTCGGCTTCTATCCGCTGCATGAGCTGCGGGTCCCGGCCGGTGTTCCAATCGATGCCCCGCAGCGGCTCCGCTTGGGGGCTCTGCGGCGGCGCATACGACCCGTACGGCGTGCCCTGAGACTGCGGCTGGCTGGGCTGGGCGGTGCCCGGTCTTGGCACCATGTACGCCTGCTGGCTGGCGCCGCGCTGCTGCGGTCTAGCGCTCGTCGGCGCGGGGGCCTGTGGGCCTCTTGGTATCACTGATCAGCCTCCACGCGGTCAGTCCCCACGCCCAGGTCCTGGAGCATGCGCAGGCGCAGCATGTCCATGTACTGCGGATCTTGCCTGACCTCTTCGATCAGTTGCCGCAGGTAGTCCAGGTTCTCAATAGCCATAAGAAAACGGCCGGACGGTTTCCCATCCGGCCGTCCCCCGAATCCCCATAAGGGAATGTCTCAAGCCACGTTCGTCCGAATCAGCGCCAGGACCACACCGCCGGTCGTCGATCCGGTGGAGCAGGCATAGCCGATGACGCCCAGGCTGTTGTTGCCAGCGCCAGTCGTCGCCGCACCCACACCGCTCGGCGTGACACGGCCAGCCGTCGTCGCGCCAGAGGTCGCCGCGGTGATGGCCGCCAGCCGATCACCAACCGACACCTCCGTGCCCGAGAGGGCGTGCGCCACCTCGGTCGGACCATCGACAGTCACCCAGAAAACATCGTTCACGGCAACGCCGGCCGACGGGAGGAACTCGTCCACCACGCCCACCAGCTCGTTGTTGCCGACGGCCGCGTAACCGTCCACGCGGCTGAACAGGCCCGTGCCAGCGGTGCCGACCGCAAACCGAACCACGCGCTTCGGAAGCAGCGCCGCGGCAGAGGTGTTGCGAACCGCCACGCACTTCTTCAGGCGACCGCTGCGAATCTTCCCGGTCGTCGGATCAACGTCCGGGAACACCTTCACAACGCCCACCCAGTTGCCGCCGTCGTCGGTAGACGAGACGCCGAGCGTCTGGCCCAGGCTGAAGGGAGGATCAACGTACAGACTCATCTCTCAAAATCTCCTTGTTATCAGGCCGTGACCAGTTTGAAGAAGTTACGCGGGCTCTTAAACTTCAGGTTGCCCAACGTGGACACAACGTAGCGGTACTGCTGCGTGAGTTCGTCGTAGAACGGACCCTCGCTCACCATGAGCTGGTTCTCCATGCAGAGAAGCTCAATGTTGCCGACCGACAGGCCGTAGCCGGTGTTGGCGGGGAGGCTGTTTTCCGACGAGACTTCCACGCCGTCGAACTCAAACACATCCGTGAAGCCGTAGGACCGCAGGCCGTTCGTCCGGCTGACGATCACGCGCTCCTTGGCGTCCAGCGTGTTCAGGAAGTCGATGTACGACCGCCTGTCCAGGAGAACCATGTCGATCTGGTCCTCCTTGGTGTCGTTGCGGCGCGTCTGGTGAAGCGCCTCACGCAGAGCCTTGGCACAGTTGTCCTTCCAGGTGCTGGCACCGAAGTACGACGACACCGCCTGAACGATCACGGGCGAGAAGAAGTCGAACTCAGGATCGACCTTGCCGTTCGGCCACATCGCCGTGTCGGCCGAGCCGCCGTACGCACCCAGGACGGTCGAAAGACCGGCGTAGGAGTCGTTCGGATAGAAGAACGGATCGGCCGCGTTCTTCGTCCGGTTGGTCGCACCAGCGCCAGCGGCGCTGATCGTCTCGGTCGCACCCATGAACGACTCAATGCCGTGGAAGCGAAGCTCGTTGCCAGCGGCATAGCCGTCCTGAACCCACTCACGGGACAGGTACTGCTCCATGCTCGTCAGGAGACGGCTCGCCATCTTACCGGCGACATTGACAAGAGCCTGCGTGGAGCGGTTCTCCAGCATCTCCTTCTTGTAGATGGCGTCCGTAACCTGGGCCCCGCGGTACTCCAGGTTCAGTTCCTTCCACAGGTTCTCGCGGCTGAAGGAACGCGGCGTCTCGCCGTTGTTCCCGCTGGGAGTGTGGTTGCGGTACTGGATCTGCCAGTTGAAGCCCCTGCCGCTCATGTTGGTGCGGATCTGACCGGCACCCTCTAGCGCGGCGAAGAACTTATACTTACGAAGCGAAGCGACCTCCTCCTCGCGGAGGTAGTTGACAATGGTCGTCGCAATAGAACGAGCCCAATCGGTGCTACTCGGCATCAGATCACTCCATCAGTTACGAGTTGGCTACGAAGCCTCTCTTCAAAACTCATCCGCTGGCGAGGCGCCCGCGGCTCGGTAGTTCCTGCACTCCGGTTCGGCGTTCGGGTCGCACGCTCCCGGAGGAAGTCCATGTTCTTTTGCGCCACCGGGTCGGCCGGCGGGGCCATCTCAGGCGCTGGGGCATAGCCCTGCGGCGCGGAGGCGACCGGGGCGGGGGGCGCGCTCTGCATCTGCTGGTAACGCAGATTCAGGAGGTCCCGCTGGAGCATGCCAGTGGCGTACTGCCAACGGGCCTCCGGGGACGAAATGCCGACCTGGGCGGCCTGCTGGATGTAACCCTGGATGGCCTGACCCTCGCGGGACACAGACCCATCGGGGTTGTACAGCCAGTCGGAGTTCTGGCGCTCCAGGTCCTGAACGTAATTCTGCGACTTGTACTGGTTGAGGTGCTGCTCAACCAGCTCCCGAGCCTTCTGCATCGCCACTTCTTCGACGAAGGGCTTCAGCGTGTTCTCGGGGTCGGTGACGAACTTGCGAGCGAAATTGGCCGTGTAGTCCTGGTACTGGCGAAGCGCTTCCCGAGCATGCAGGGGGGCGTTGGGGTCGATGACCTCTTTGCCGGTCTGCGGGTCGCGGATGATGTAGGACTTATATGCGTCCGAAACTTCGGGAGGTGACCACCACTTGGGCTTCGGCTCTTCCTTCGGCTTGGCGGCCTCGGCCTGGGACTTCCGCCACGCCTCAAACTCCTTGGCGTTCCTCAGATACTCCTGAGCGTAGGGCACCACTTGCTGGTACTGAGCAAGCTGGCGCTGCGACTCCAGGTAGCCCTGGCGAGACTGATACAAGTCCCTGGCAATCGATAGGTCGTCCTGGCCGGCGTACTCGGGAAGCGCCTTAAAAGCCGACCACGGAGTGTCGAAGCCGCCGCCCGAAGCACCTTCGGGCGCTGTATTCGCAACAGGCGCGGAGTCAACCGGAGCGGCCGTTGCCACTTCGGGAGCGCCAGTCGATTCGATCTGATCTTCGGCCATAGTTCCTTAACCCTCGGGGGATGGGCTTCTAGGAGAACTAATGGCTGGCAGAGTGGCGTTTTGTTACAGCGGGCTTACTGATCGGCCGAGCCGACCGCCGATGCGGCGGCCATGCCGCCGAGCGTTCCGAGCAGGCTGGCCGGCGCAAGAGGATTGCGCTCCATCACGCGCGCTGCGTATTGGACCGGCATGGCTACCCTGTATGCCCACGCACTCTGCGGGCTTTCCATGGCGTAACGTCCTAGCGGCCAGTCGATCAATTGGCCTCTGTCTTGTGACGCAAGCCTTGCCAGCAATTCGTCGCGGAATCCACCCGGCCGAGCACCACGCGCCCATATCGGCAACGCATCTTGGAGAAGCGGGTTGTCTTGCGCTCGGTCAACCATCCCGTGCATGACTTCATGCCTTCGCGTGGCACGGTCGCCGCGCGGGTACACCGCCACGCCGCCGTCGAAATACATCCCTTCGTAGTCCGGGTACAACTGCTTTGCTCTTAGGTGCAGGCTGTCCAGCCTCCCGGCATCGACTGCCGCCTGATCCCACGGCGCAACTTGCATCGTTCGCCGCGCCGCCATGAGCGCCTGAAAGCGGCTCGCGTCTGCCTGGGAGTGCGATCCAAGAACTCGCAGCAAATCGTCCAGACGGGATGGGCTTGGCATACAGGACTAATGCCCACCTAGCGACTGATCCCATCCCGCAACGTCTGGCAGATCGCCTTCACCTCGGGCCGCCAGTGCTTCCAGTTGCACCCATGGCCCACCGTGAAGTGGCAGTCATGGCAGAGCGTAATCAGGTTGGATGGTTCCAACTCTGGTCCACCCGTGTGGACGGGCTGAATGTGGTGGACCTCCAGCTCTTTGGTGCGCAAGCATGCTTGGCATTGGGGCTCACGCTTGAGGTGATCCGCACGTACAGACGGCCACTTGCCTGAACGAACAGAGAGGACCGACCAGAGCGCGCGTAGCCACATGAAGGACTAATGGGCGCGTTACGGTATTTCGCCGTCATTGCTTTGCAGCCAATATTGGCGAAATAGGCTACCGGATTAGTCTCGGTCGCCCGACAGGCTGTCTACGCCCGCACCCAACAGCGGAGCCAATAGCGATGCCCCTACGCCTTGCTCAATGAGACGGCGGCGCATCTCGTCGGACATCAGTAATCCTCGTTCAGGAGTTTGCGAATGCTGCTTGCCGCATCGCCAACGCCCCGCGCTGCGGCAGGGATTGCAACCGGGGCCACGCCAAGCCCGAAGTCCACGCCCAGCGTCTTCAGGGCGTCCACGTTTCGGCCCAAGCGAGACAGCCTTGACGCCTGCGAGTAGCCAGTGAACGGGTCAATCGCCGCATCCATGGCTGCCCCCAGATAGGGCGCGTAGCTCTCTGGCACTCCTGCGCCTTCTAGAAACGTCTCGCCATCCAGCACATCGGGCTTGTACTTCGCCTTCACCAAGGCATCGCCCAAGCGTGGATCGATGGTCTTCCAGGAAGGCGTCATCTCTGTCCGCATGTCCTGGAGATCACGCCAGCGGGACAGGTTCTTGGGGAGGATGCCAAGCGATTCCGTGGACATGCCCGGCAAGCCAATGGCCATCGGCGCGTCCAGCGGTGCCGTGAACGTATTCACCGACTTGGCGAACTGCTCTGGCGCATCGGGATAGGGGTTCGCAACGGGATCGACCTTATTGGCCAGCATCTGCCCCGTGGCGTAGACCGCGCTGGGGAGGGACTGCATCCACACTGCCGCATTCCACAGTGGGTGGTCTTCGCCGTAGGGCTCATACGGACTAGCGAACTGATCGATCTGCGACATGGCCGCGTTGATGTCGGGATAGCGCTCTGCAAGCCCGCCCCGGCCGGAGCTTGGGATCTCTTCCTTCACCCGGGACAGAAAGTGCGCCCGCTTGCGGTCCTGTTCGTACCGCTCGGGGTTCTTGGTGCGGTAGTTCAGGAAGTCAATCGGCGGCCAGCTCGTCGGCTTGGCGGCTGGCAGGGCTTCGGCCTCCTCGGCCAGCCGACGCAGGATGGCATCGTAGCGCCCGGCGTCAGTCTGCTCGGTGAGGGACGGCATCTACCACTTCACCTTGGCAGACCAATAGGCCGCCGACATCGGCCCCTTGTCGATGTTGTCCTGATGGCGGGCGTACCAAGCCTCTCGGCGTGCCTTGTATGACTCGGATTCGCCCTCCTTGGCTGGCGAACCCTCCACGCCCTGCTCGCCAAAGCGGATCAGCTTCTCCCGGTCACCAACCTTGGCAAGCACCATGTGCGACTTGTCCGGGTGGTCCGGGGTGCGCACCGGCCGATTGGGGAGCAGCTTCCTGATCTTGTCGCCTTCAGCGTCCATCAGTTACCGGCGTATCGGTCGTCATGCTCGGGGTGCCACATGTGCTTGGCCTTTGCGGGCTTGGTGACACTGCGAATGTATCCCTGACGACGCTGCCGATCCGCCTCCCGGGCGAGCATGGCCTCATACTCCTGCGGCGTCATGCCCATGGCCTCATAGTCGGGCTCCTGGTATTGCGCACTCGGCTGCGTGGTCCGACGCCGCATCTCGTCCTCGGAAAGCCCCACCAGACCGTACTGGTCATAGCCGGTGTTAACGTCGAATGGCGCAGGCGCGTCTCGGTGGATTTTTCGCCACGTATCGGCTGCGCGCAGCATGCGAATCTGATCTTCTGGGGTCATGGAATCGTCCTTGCTTTAATTGCAATGTCCATCAGTCCTCGTCCTCCGGCCCGATCATCAGTTCAAACGGACTCAGGGGGATGACCATCCTTCACCGTCCCTGTGAAGAAAGGTCATGGTGCCGGACTGGCTGGCCTGTTTGAGTCGTTCGATCTTGGCCGCCAGGTCGGCCATCTGCCTCTGGTGGGCTTGGGCCTCACGCTGCCTGGCCATCTCAAACTCCATCCGGCGCATCTCTCGGGCGAGTGCAGCACGCTTGTCGTTTTCCTTAGACAGGGCGTCCGTGGCCTGATTGGCCATGCCAGCCAATTGCCCACCCTGCTGGCCAGCCATGGCCTGGGACATGTTGAAGTTGTCTGCCGAAAACCGAACACCGTGGTCACCGGGCATAGCGCGTCTCCTTACTTACCATTGCCCCACTTCCCGATTGGACAAGACTCATTTGCCCATGAGAGCTTGGAGATGAACTTCTTCTCCCTGACGACCGGGCATCCGCATTTCTGGCAAGCCCCGTTCACCAAGAACTCGCACGCTTGGCAGATGCTGTACCTCCGCCCCACCTCTTCTTGGGAACATCGTTTCATCCCTGTGGCTATGTGCTTCACCGAAGACTTGGCGAAGTTCATCGCCTTTGTGACAACGGTCAGGGGGCGAGGGTATTTGGGATGTGACTCATCGACCGTAATGTCGTCCCCGTCCTGGGAGACGATGCACTCCCGCACCTCGTCCAGCGTGTAGCCCCTCTGCCGACAGCGGGCTTCCAGGTGTTTGAGCTTACAGGTGATCATGGCAGGGGATTACAGTCCGGCCCATCAATGGTGCCGACGACAAAATCGAACGGCCACTCGCCCCAGCAGTCCTGGTTGCACCACAACTGGCCGGTCTGCGACTGAGGCACCTCGCCGTCTAAGTCGATGGTTTCATCCAAGGGCTCCCACTCGCCAGTGGCCGTATCAAATTGCAGGTCGCTCACCTCGGAGGACAACTCCGAGCCGATTTCGGACGGGCAGTCGTCCTCGCCCACGGTCACGGCGTAGGTTTTCTTGGTCAGACGCCCCGCGCTGCTCTCCGTGCCAGAACAGACGTTGAACACGCACAGTTCAAACACAAAGTCGCCGTTCTCCAAGCAGCGCAGTCGCCCGTACGGCTCGCCGCCCCGGGAGTGGAACCACAAATAGTCGCCGTTTGAATCGTTGTCGCTGCACGCCCCGGTGTAGTCCGCGTACTGCGGCTCAAACCCCACCACGTACCCGAACTCAAAACACGGGCTCGGGTTGTCGTCCGTGCAGGAGTCGGCCTCCATCTCAGACTTGTAGTCCACATCCGTGGGAGTATCGGGCACCTGTAGGTCGCCCAGGTGAGTAAACGTGAAGTTCACGCAGGAATCAGTGCAGGCGCACTCCACGCAGCAGTCAACACAAACCCCAGCGTTGCAGCACTGCCCCTCGTCGCAGTCTGCGTCCTCGTCGCATTCGCACGGTGCGGCTTGGCAATTTCCGCCGCAGCAATTCAGCCCATTGCAGCGATTCAGGGCCACCCCGTTGCGGCACACCTGACACAGGTTTGGGTCGGCCGGCGGATCGCACGGGCAATCCCCGCCGTCGCACGGGACTGCGTTCCCCTGGAAGACGCCGCCGTCCGCAACGCACTCCGCGCAGGTCTTCTGGGCGCATTGCCCAGCTTCACAGCAGGCACCCTTGCAACAACCGCACTGACAGGCCATTAGACGCCACTCCTACTGGACAAGTGTCCAGGGCGTCAGAAACGCCGGAGAGGGCTTAAAACGCACGCCAGGGGCCCTGGCGTCACGGGGGCGACAGGGCGGACAAAACCGGGGTAGGGCGGACAAAACCCGGACAAAACCACATGGGGGCCAGAGGGGTGAAAAAAGTCGGGAGGTGAATTGACTGAATACCGTTGACGCGCCGGGGGGGGATAGGGGGGTCTGACGATTAGCCGGGCCGCGTGTCGGAAGTCGTTTGCCTGCAAGGGTTTAGCATTGCGGGCGAGTCTACTTCATTCCGGCCACCCCTCCCGGCAAGCCCCCGGGCGGGCGGATTCGACCTCCGCCCGCCCGGTGTGCATCCCCCTTT